CGAGACGCGATCGGAAGCTTCGCTGAGATCCAGCGTCGCGAGGTTCCCTGTAAGGGACCCTTTCCGTGCCATAGACCTGTTAGGGTCTTGGTCCGAGAATCCGATGATCCACCTGTAGGGGTTTGTCTTCCCCTCCAGGTGAGATACAAGAGACTCAGCTACGGCCTGCTGCGCATATTGCATCGCGGTAGGCTCAATAGCTATGACTCGAGGCGTCTTGAGCGTCTTTGGAACGGTGACGACCCTTACGGGCCGTTCCGCTCCAGGTTCGAGGATGTTCACATGGTCGAAGTCCTGGTATGCCCGCGTCGAAGGTGCAACAAAACCCTCGAGAAACGGAAACCAGTCTTCAAGCCTTGATGTCCACTCCCGTTGGTCATATTTCTGGTTTCCCAGAAGACCATCGGCAGTAACACCAGGCCCATGCTTTGGAACCAACCCGCCCTCGTAGACCTCTTGGTCTACGGCTGTCAGGACGGGGGCCCAAAGGAGCCGACCAACCCTCTGAAATTGCGCAAGCGCAGCTTCAGAGAGTGAACGGTCGGTCTCTCGGACATCCTGCTCACACCTGATGAACTGAGTGATCGCCGCCTTGGTGCGCTCTTCCGAGCACTCCAAATTAATCTTCGCAAACATCAGAGTAATCTGACGTATTGCTTGGATTGCGTCAACACTCGGGTCATCAAGCAGACGACCAGAAGCACGGTCGAACACAAGATCGAGAAAACCTCCTAGAAACAGGGGGAGCTCTCCTCCTCGCTTGGTTCTTGCGAACCCAGTGAAGAGACGACGATCTGCAAACCCTTGGTCAAGACCTTTTTCGAGGTCTTTTCCAAAGGTCGGCAAGGTTATCGTAAGAAACGATAACCCTTCGTGTTCGACACGACGCTCGATCTCTTTAAGATCGAGCGCGGTGCTCACGCCACACCAGGTCCCTCTGTCAAGAAGGACCTCCTGCAGAAGACACATGAGGCTTTTCATGGCCCCCCTATCTGATGGTAGGGTGAGTCATCCCGAGCCTCGCTCGTGTCGACCTGATTGGTCACCCCTAGGGTATCTCCCTAGGGCCAATCCCGGCATATGCCTCTCGGCAATTGCTTACGACTCACCACCAAGAAGCTTGGTGGTGTTCGCACCGGAAGACGCAGTCATCCACGCCGTCAAGGCGTCGACGATCTGCTTCTGCTCCGTAATCGTGAACCCGGTACTCGGAACGTCTGCAACGATGTAAGCACTCATCGTATACGGAACGTTCTGAGCCGGGAACAGGGGATCGGCAGCAGTCTTCCGGAAGTCAACGCGCGCCGTTCGTCGAGTCCGCTTTCCATAAGCGGACGAAACGGACAGCTTCAGACTGCCGTCGTCCTTTGAATAGACGGCGCCATTCTGATTCGTCGTAATACGCGGAAGCGTATTAGCGACAGCGTTGACAGTCAGGGACTGGGGATCGGTGAGCAAGGCATGACTCCAGCAGGTTCTCTACGTCGACCACTGGTTGTGGTTCGATCGTAGTTGGTACGGATTCCGGCATGAATAGAGGTAGCAGCGTCGCTGCTATCCCTACCACTCCGGCGGCCATGAACCACAGATAACATCCGTAGGATGCACTCTGTGCGATAGGCTCGGTTACAACCGAGTTACTATCACCGAGTAAGCGATCAAATCGCTTCCAGGGGTTCACAGCAACTTCCCACCCTTAGATAAACCAAGGGCGGAAAGGATGGCCCACTGACGCGCCGAAAACGACACGTCAGGATCCAGGCCAAACCCGTAAGGGGTCGCCTTCACTCGCTTTTTGACCTTTGTAACAAAGGTCTGAGTGAAGGGCCCGGGGGGACCGCCCTTAAGGCGGACACCCTCGAGCAGGTAGGTGTCACGTATTGTGTATGTACACATTACGTAACCCCACCTCATGACAAGGCTGTCATTCGAAAAAGCGGCCATGTTATGTGCAACATCACCGGCATTTCCGAACCAATCGGCAGCCCAACTCCAGGGGGTAAGCTCCCAGAGGGTTTCGACCGAAGGTCGAATCCCGTACAGCCTGTTTAAGCGCTGTACTGCGGCACTCATCTTATCTACGGATCTATCTCCGTCTGGATAAAGATAAGTGTACGCACCTGAGAACCAATACTCGTAAGTTTCCTCACGAGTCTTGGTAAGCTTCCCCGGATACGTGGCATAAGCGTTCGGAGTAGCCAGGCGCAAGCCTGGCGATCCGTACCACTGAGTCGACTCAACAGTCGGCCCGGTCACGTATCGCTCGATCGGAAAGGAGTAGCGTCGCCTAATAAGGCGACCGGAGTCGCGCTTAAGCTGCGCAACAATCTTATCAGATTGTCGCGCAGCTTCTCCAAATTTCTGGAGATCATTGATGAGCGGTTGGATCCCGAAAACGCCATTAAGGTACTCATCACCTAGTGATGAAGGACCTTTATGGCCGATCAGGTGCCGACCCGGGACGGACGGAAGTCCCTCCCGGAGCTCACCAATGAACTGCGCAGCTCCCGCTACTGGATTCGTAGGCAACGTCCTTGCAATCGCCGTAGTTCCGCGCTGAATCATCTTGAAAAGAAGATCAGTGTCGGAGTACGCCGGGAACAAGGACGATGTTGGTCCTACGTTGTGAGCCTTAGCAACCCAAGGCCCACGATATTGGTACCGGTAAATGCCAGAAGTAATGTCCATATCAACCATCGGAAGATGATTGGTTTCGACATACTTCTTGACATTGGTAAAACCACCGGTGCCAAGATCCATTCTCGATAGCTTCTCTTCCGAAGGTAGCTGATAGCCCATCTTCTGGGCTTTCTGCTTTAACCTCTGGAAGTTAAGCCAATTCGAGCCTCTCCGGGAGACTGTCGTCTCCTCCCCCACTAATCCGTACGGATAAAACGTCGGAGAACCCGACGTATTCTGCACGGTCAAGATTGAGGACCCGCTGCCTATTGGTACGGCAACGAGTTCTCGCTTCTTGATGAGGGGGTCGTTGATGGACATTCTGGAGTTCTCCTCGCAGGCGAAACGGTAGGACGTGCCCGAGTAGGGAATACTCGGGGTAGCGTCCTCCGTAGAAGACGGCCACACGATTGGAAACCGTGTGGTCCGTGGTGTGAGACACCGGGGGCCCCCCTTACAGGGG